CAGAAAATAAAAATAATTATGATAGTTTAGTTGAATTTTGCAAGAAAGCAAAATCAGAAGGTGCTGACCAGGAAACATTGAAAAAGTTCTACAAATACTATGAAGAAAAATCAAAGACTTGGAATGGAAAATTCAATGCAAAATCATTATTTGACAAGTGGGTTGAAAGGTCTAAACAATCAAGGCCAATAGCACCAAATTCAAATGATATGAGCATTCAAGAATATGATGAAAGAACTTATGGTGCTGATAGTGAAGGATTTTACTTCTAATATATAAAAAAAAGTGCTTGGTGGTAGAAATATCACCAAGCCATTTAAAAATAACTAAATTAAAATTAGATTAAAATGAAGAAAATATTTATAATTATAATATTATCAATAATATCAAATTTTTCTTTTAGCCAAATAATTGCACAAAATTATAAAATACAAGCAAAGCAAGAAAATGTGATAATACGCCAATATGATGTAGTTGAAGGGCTTGGAAACACAACAAAAGAAATTCTTACAAGTATTGCAAAGATAGATTATGAAACCTATTATGAATTGGTAAATTGCATAGAATATTGCAGAGACAATTTTTCAGAAATTGAAAATATGAATAATGAAAATGAAATAATAACACATAGCAAAAAACTATGGGCTTTTTATAGAAAAATAAACGATAAAACAAAAATTCAAATTGTATTATATGATTCAGATTATTATGAAAACATCTTAAACACGCATCACATAGTTATTATTTTTGATTTCTATTATGCTGAAGATTTTGATACAATTTTAAATTCAATAAAATTATAAAAATAGATAATTATGAAGAGAATATTATATATACCAAGCACTATGAATGGCGGAGTTTATTATTATAGGGTTTATACTCCAATGAAATCACTTGTTGAAATGTACCCAAGTGAATTTGACATTACAATCAATAATACATATAAATTTACAGACCAAGAAAAAGATGAAATAGGAAAAAACTTTGATATTGTTATTGTTCACCAAGCATTATATAATCCTGAAATACAGGACGCATTCTGGAACACTATTATATATTGTAAGAAAACATATGGAACAAGATTTGTACTTGACATTGACGACTATTGGGATTATGGAAAAACTCACCCATATAATAATGTTTGCCAATTTTTTGCATATCCTTTAAAGATGATGATGAATTTTAAATTGTTTGATTATGTTACAACTACTACAGAATATTTCAAGTCTGTAATTTCAGAATACTTTCCTGAAGAAAGAATAGTTGTTTTTGAAAATGCAATTTCATTGGAAGACACACAGTTCAATAAAGAAAAAAACAAATCTGATAAATTAAGATTTGGAATCACTGGCGGCTCTTCTCATACTGAAGATATTAAACAGTTGCTTGAAATACCAAAATATCTCACAGATAAACAATTAAATCAAATAGAATTGGTATTTTGTGGATATAATGCTGAAGATGCTGAAGTATGTGAAATTGATGACAATGGAAATATAACCAAAAAAGAAAAAATGGACATCAAAAATAATTGGTGGTACACTACAGAAAACCAATTTAAAAGTTCATTTAAAAACTATAAAAGAATAGAAACAAGGTCAATTGATAATAAAGAATATGGCAGTATTTATAGAAATATTGATATTTTGATGGTTCCATTATTAAACAATAAATTCAATAGATGTAAATCGGAATTAAAATTTATTGAAGCTGGTTTCACAAATACAGCCGTTATATCTTCAAATGTAATACCATACAATAATTTTGGCGAAAATGAGTACGATTGCTTATTTGTTAAAGAAAACACTCCTGAATCTTGGGCCAAGACAATAAAGAAGATTTTAAGAGATAAGGACTATGTAAAAATTATGGCTGAAAGATTAAATTCAAAAGTTACTGAAACACGAAATCTTGAAGACATAACAAATAAAAGAGCAGAATTTTTCAAAAATATTTAATTTTTTTACTTGATAATTTTGATTATAATTTGTATATTATAATAGAAACACAGTAAGTTTCGGCCCGCCATAGTCGGCTGTGTTTTTTATCATTAGGTTTTAAAATACCAACAAAAATTCTCTATCGTTATTAAACGAAAAAAGCACCTCTCTCACAAAGGTGCTTTTTTTATTGTCTAAATATAAGGATTTGAACCTTAATCACAGCGTCCCAAACGCCGTATTCTACCTGGTTAAACTATATTTAGATTATTCGTTTTCTTCTTTCAATCTATAGAAAGCATATAGCCATTCTTCATACTCTTTCCTAAACTGTTCAATCTTGAAACTTGGACAAGCCTTGTTTGCAAATTCGTTATGGCAATGTATATCTTTTATTGTCAAGTTGAATTTTGAAAGCAATTGTTTTACAAGTGCAAACATACTCTCTTTCTGTTGTATTGTCCTTGTATCTTTTGGATTGTTATTATTATCGACTCCACCAATATAACAAATACCAATTGATTTGTCGTTGTGTCCTATTGTGTGAGCACCATCTATTTCCAAAGACCTTCCACCTTCTACTTTTCCGTCAAGGTCAATGACATAATTATACCCAATACATTTCCAACCTTTTTGTTTATGCCATCTGTCAATGTCGGCGGCCCTGAAATCTTTTCCCTCTGGAGTTGCAGAACAATGTAATATAATTTCTGTTATTTTTTTCATATTTGACTAATTTATAATAGTTTATATTTAATCTTCCAATATTTCTTTTTCATAATTATCATCTAAACCGTTACCATCATCATCTTTTCCGATATTAATTGAACTGCGTCCAAAATTAAATTTTGCAATTCTTCCATCCTCAACTGATTTTGCACCAAATGCTAAAGTGGGCCATAAAAACAATAATCCAACTGCTTTAAATATTGAACCATCAATTATAAACATTGGTGGAGTTAATGCACCACCTAAAAATAATGCTATTGAAATTACAAGTGTTATCCAAAAAGCAATTAGATAATGCTTATTTAAAACTTTTTGACATTTAATATCTTTTGACATTTTTAATTTTAATTTTTGGTTTTATTTGTTGCGGGTGTAAGATTCGGACTTACGATTTCAAGTTTATGAGACTTGCGTGTTAACCACTGCACTAACCCGCATTGAAAGCAGGGTTTTTAGACCCTGCTAAATTTATTATAAGTTATAAGCATCAACCTTAGTTACTGCTACTCCATATTGACCCTTACAGAACAATTTTATGTATTTGTATGTACTATTAATTGCCCAATTTACTGAGGCTGAAGTTTCATCACCATCAAGCAATAAATAAGGATGAGTAGTACCAGTGTCACTTGTATTATATCCTTCTGCATTTTCTCTTCTCAATAAATAAGGAGTGGCATTAGAAGAACAACTAAATGTGCAATCATAATTAGAACCATTCTTTACAACATTAAGAGTTAATGACACCATTTCAAAATGTGTTTCATTACTTACAATAGTTCCATCAGCATTAGAAAGTCTTGCAGTGTAAACACCTGGATTTAAACTGTTAGAAGAATAATTAAGTTTACCAAAATCATTATATCCATAATAATATTCATTAGGTGTAAGTTCAGTTATGTCAATTGTATCAACAACAGTTCCTTCGTTATCAATAACTTCCATTTTAGTATATCCTTTTACTATGTTGACTGTGAAGAATAAAGGTGCTCCTGTTTTAAATACAGCATAATCTCCTGCAAATGATTGAATATCAGTAAGTGGCTCATATATATAATTTTGTGTGAAGAAATCATTAATATCTATATCAGCATCTTCAGCAAAATTGTAAGGTGTATCAACTTGTTCCCAATTACTAAATCTTAAAACTTGTATTGTAGAATTTTGAGTACCATAGTTATAATGTGCGAGACGATTATCAAATTCTTCAGGAGTTATTGCACAAATATAAGGTGATGGCTTTGTTTGTTCACTCCAAACAATAAATTTTCTGTTTCCTTGTTCATCATCATATATTTCACTGATAATAGAAATATGACCAGTATTCCAAATCAAATCGCCTACTTTTACTGTTTGTCCTGTAACATTTTCAATTAATTCAGTATTAGGCACTTTAGCATCTTTAAAGAAATCAGCTCTATAAAACATTTTCATATTAAGTGCATATCCAACTAAACTTGAACAAACAATTCCGTAATAATTAACAGCTGCTGTATTGCTTCTTGTCACATAACTTATATTATAATCAGAAGTATTAGAATTTAATCTTTCTGTATAAGTAACACTATACTTATCTGCAATTGAGCTCAAATAAGTTTTTAAAGCAACTTCCATTCCAACGGCTTTTGAGTATTCATAGTTAGAAGAATATCCTACTCCAGCTCTAAGTTGGTTCAATCTGAAATATTGTCTATTCATATTATACAAAGGATGACCACCAACAGATGTGTTTGTAGTAGTAGTTGGCATCAAAGCTTGAGGATTATACATACAAGCAGTTAATTGTCTTATTCTACTTCTGAAATTATTATAATATTGCATATCAAAGTCAGGAGTTTCTAAATGAAGTCTTGAATCATTAAGATATACAAAGGATTTAGCAATATTTTCTTTATGCTCTATGTCACCGCCATCTTTTCTACGGCAAACAACTCTTACTTGATAAGGTATGCAATAGGCAATTGAATAGAAAGTATAATCTTGTAACCAAAACGCATAACTAAAATAATAATCAGTTTCAGGAAGATAATTATAAGAAACTATTTTGCCTGTCATATCATAAAGACTTGCAGAATAAACTTCATAATCATCATTTAATTTCAAATAGAATCCTCTGTTGCAATCTATAAAGCCAGTAGTTGCATATTTAGAATCACTATGTACAAAACCATCTAAACCTATTCTACCATCCTCAAATCCTATAGTTTGTGAATTTGATGTGTATTTCTTTGAATTTATCTCTAAATATTCTGGTGTATATCCACCTTTAGAATACATATATCTTGATATAGAACCTATGTAAATATATAAGTATTTTGCGTCTTCAGGAACTAAATATTCTTCTAATGTATTTGGTAATTGTGTACTGTAAACACTATTATATCCAGTTGCAGGTTTAACTGTTCCACTTTCTAAAGGTTCTTTAAGGAAATTAAATCTTGTTTCTCCAAATGATTTGATTTTTATTGATTTTGCCTCGTATAAAGGAATCTCAACTGAATAATAATCTCCTACATTGTAAATACCACCACTTGAAGTAATAATATAATTTGAATAAGGATAATGTCTTGGGTCAACCTTTACATACTCATAACTTGATTGTTCAGAACTTTTTATTTCTTCAATTTCTGACTTTACTATTTGCATATTGGCAATCAATCCTAATGCACTTGATTTTGCCATCTGTACTTTAGAAGGTATTCTCCAAGGTGATGAAGTAGGTGCGGTAGGTTCTGTTTGTTGATAATTAATACCTGTGAAAATAATGTTTATACAGTCACTTGGAATTGAAAATTGTTTAGTTTCACCAGCTGGCACAACGAAAGCAGCTGTTTCACTATGAACATTAGATATAAGATGATTGTTAAGCAAAGTTGTTAAAGTTTTGCTATTACCTAAACCATCACCACTTGCATTTGTAAAAGTAACATAAGCATCCCAATCATTATTAGCAGTGACAATTACTGTGTCATATCCTTCTGAAGTAAGATTTGCAAATCTTGTAAGACCTATTCCTACACTATGAGATATATTAACACTTATATTATTCCAAGAAATATTTGATGGTGATAAAGGAATATTATAAAAAGCTCCTCTATTACCAACTAAATTATCTATTGTAATCAAATCACCATACAAAGCTTCTTGCATAGGTTGAACATTGGTGTCTATGTATTGATAGATTTCTGTAGATTCTGTTATGTCTGTAACAATAAACTTAACTTCTTCACCATAAGTTGCTCTCATATTTAATGAAAGATAACCATTTTGAGTAGCTTCAACATCATAATATGTTTCATATGGACTTGTTTTATCACCACATCCTCTTGAATAAAGTGTAACAGGATTTTCTAAATTTTCATCATAGTTATATATACCAAGCAAAACATAATTGTTTGAAGTATATGTTATTCCTGAAAAATTAACATCAGTTCTTGAAGGATAAATTCTATATTTATGTCCAGCATAACAATATACATTATATGATTGTAAAGTATTACCATCTCCAACAAAAGGCAAAGTAAATGTTCTATTTTTCAATTCTTTTCCTTGATTTGCTGAAAGAGATTTATCTGTAGAATCTGAAGTTAAACTATCTACAACTATGTTACTTAAAGTAGTATTAATATCACTTTCAAATTCTGTTTGAACATCATCAATAGCATCAAGCATATCAGTAAGTGTAGTTCTTAACTTTTCGGCTGTAATTGATTGAGTATTATTATCAGGCAAATTGGTATTAATTTCCTGAATTATTTCTGTGTAATCTGCCATTTAATTATAATTTATAATTTTATTTATTTTTATATATAAAAAATTAAAATTAGGTTTTTTATCAAATATACTTTTCAACCCATTTAAACCAATCATCAGAATATGGCTGTGGAGCAAATTCTCCAAGTTCCAATTTAATCATAGCGCATAATGATTTGTTAGGAGTTGTAATATTGCAAGTCATATATGCACCTGCGCATTCTGCACTGAATTTTTCGGTAAAAGTCGTAACATCACCATTGGTCCAATCTAAATTATCAAATTTTTGCATAACAGTCTTAATGAAATTAGCAAAAAATTCAACAGCAGTTGATTGTATTTCAATTTTATTGGATTTATCTAATGTCAACCTATCAACATAGAATAATGTAAAAGAATAAGTTGTAAATTCCTCACCAACATTATGTGTGTTTTGTGTAACACAGAATGCTGCATATTTTTGCTGATACTCATCTTTGTTTAAATCATAAATATCACCAGTTTCAACAATTCCATTAACATTTGGCTGATTTTTGGCAATCCAATTAAGCAAATTTATAACTTCTATTAAAGTCATAATTTTTATTTTTATTTATTTTTATTTATTTTTATCCCTTTATTCCAAGGAGTTTTTCCTTTTTTAGAATCAGATATTTTTTTTCTTGCTTCTTTAGATAATGGTTTTCTTTTTAAAGCAGATTCTCTCATTTTTTGTTTTGTTTCTTCAGAATGTGGTTTAAATGTTTTTCCCTTTCTACTTTCAGATATTTTATTTTTATGCTCTTCTGTAATTTTTTTTCCTTTTTTAGAAATACTCATTTTTTGCTTTGTTTCATCTGAATGTTTATATCCTTTATTTCTACCTTTACCATTTCCACCAGGAATTAAATTAATACATAAATTATCGGTAATATACTTATCTCCTATAAGTTCATTTTCAGCAATATTAAGTTCTTCAGGGGTATTATAAAATTGAATTATAGATTTAACATAAGTTATACCTTCTATTTTATCATAGCACTTAAAATAATCTTTAATTATTCTTCCACTGCCACAATATCCATCATTTAAATTATTTGTTCTATGCTGTCCATAGTAATAATGTCCCGCTAAAGAACCTTTAAGTAAAGTTATCTTATATGTGTAATAAAACATCTTCAAAATTAAATTTTAATTAAAATTATTTAGATGGCCAATTCATTCCTCTTTGATACCTATAAGGGAAAAATCTAAACCAACCTCTACCTCTTGCTCCACCTAAAAATACGCTTGGTGATGCGGCTGAATATAAAGTACTTCTAATCTTCCACGCTTGGCATTCTGTAAGTTCAGGAATTTCAGTCAAATGTTCCATCAAGTAATTTTGAAGCAAATAAGCATAATGTGATGCCTTTGTATCATAATAATTTTTCATTGTCATTGTATCATCAAGGCCCATATAATCCATATTTTCATCCCTTGTTTGAATAAGGCCAGCGTTGTCAATTTTCATATTAAGCATCACAATTATTTCTGCTATAACTCTATATGTTATAAACATTTGTGCTTTGTCTAAAAGTTCTTTGTATTTTGCATTTTCTTCATTTGATATTTCTCCGCTTTCAACAAGGTCTTGAAGTTTTTCAAATAAAAGTTGGCCAAGAATTTCCTGTAATTCATCTTCTTGAACTTCTCTTATTGCAGTTGCAAGTACTTTTGAATTAACATTATCAGATATATTAGAATTTAATCTAACAAAATCAGGACTTGTAAGTAAAACATTTTTCATAATTATTCTTCAGTTTTTTCCTCAAGTGCATCCATTTCAAATGGTACAATTGTTATTGAATTTTTCATATTGAAAATCTTATCAAATGCCTTGATGATTTTCTTTTGTAATGGCTTTATAACTGTCTTATTATAAAGTTTATATGCTTCATTATACTCTTGTTCTGAAAATCCAGTAGTTTTTGTTGGAATACCAAATAAATTAGGTGTGGCTCTAAATGAAGTAAATATTTCCTGTTGTGACCTTTCAGCAAGCGTATTATATTTGTCAATGAATGAATCTGCATCAATCTTTGTAACTGTTGTTTCAGCATCCTTGTTTTGGTTAAAACTTAACATAGGTCTTCCGCTATTTTCAACTCCACAGAATTTGTCATATACTTCCATTTCAATTTCCTCTTGAATTTCATCACTTGGCCTACCATTATTAAAATTAATTATATAGTTTGAACTAAAAGAATTTGAAATGTTGTTCAAGTGGTATTCATTCATTTTCTTTTCAATTTCACAGGCGGTAACAGCGGCTGCATACATAGGAGTTGGATATACTCTGTTTTTATCATTTTTCAAATAAAATATTGTGTTGGCTCCAGCATCTTTATTGAAAAAAGAATCATATGCCGTATATTTTACCCTTCCATATGATTTACCCCAATCGGTTGAATAATAAAATTTTGTACCTTCTTTGTTTGAACGAACACGCTTAAAATCAAGATAATAGATTTCGGCAGGACTTCCTAATTTGTTTTTAACAATATTAAGGGCAAATCCGTTGAATTTAACAAGGTCAATAGCAATCCATTCAAGCAAATCTTCAATTGTATCTCCATCCCTATTTATTTGATTTTGAAAATTAATAACTTCACATTTTACACCATTACCGCATACATAATCCTTTGTTCCATTTATAATTGATTGTAGTGTTGAAACATTCTGGTAAAGGTCCTCAA